AGTTGTTGTGTTACCAATTGCATTGATTTTTATTGGAGATGACCAAAGATTTCGAATATCTTTTAGACCGCCAATTTTCAATGCTGCTTCATCGCCACCACCAGCAATAACAGGGACAAGTAATGCACCAGAGCCACCGGTTGCGCCACCTGTTGAATTGGCGATACTTACTGTAATTGTAGATGTGTTTGTAGTTAAGAATCCATTACCACCATTAGTGACGCTAATGTTATTAGCAAGAATAGCACCACCCCCACCCAATGCACCAATCAAAACAATTGTTGCATTTGCAGTACCATTAGAGCATGTGATAACATCTGTATTACTATAACCAGTACCACCGTCTTCAATTACAAGACCAGTGATAGGACCATATATGTAAAATACGGTATTATTAGTTGTGTATCCAGAACCACCATCTTTTAGATAAAAGCTTACAGTACCATCTAGATCTTTAAGTTCTGTTACAACAACTTTACCCCCTTTACCTCTACCCTGGACTTCAAGCTCTTCACCTATAGCGTAACCAAATGGGGTGCTTCTATTGCTAACATCTACCTCAGTCATTGAACCAATAATTTTTGGTGAATTAATGGCTGAAACAGCTGGCGTTACACCCGTAGCTAATCTATCTTCGTCAATTAAAATAGCTTCGTCATATTGGAAGGAGCCACGAACATCTGTTAGATAGAATATATTAATATTTTTATTATTTACATATTTGGTTCTAAAATTTTCAACATAAGCTGTAGCACCAGACACTCTACCCTTAACAAACTCACCTACAAACAATGAATTGAATGGTTTGTACGAAACTTCTAGATATATGTCTCTATTAAAATCACCATCAGATAATCTAAAGACATCATCGCCGGGCTTGTATACAGTTATTGAATCATTGAATAGTAATTGGAATAACAACTTTAGGCCACGTTCTGTGCCCTTAGATCCATATACTTCTTTAATGTGTTTCTGTAAAAGAACCTTATCGCCAGCAATATCTTCTGGGATAGGAAACATATATTTTTTCTTAAAGTTGTTGATAAAAACATCTATTGTCTTATCAATGTCCCTATATTCAAGCAATCTTCTTGAATCATATAACACCTGATCTTGGGACTCAAGCCATTCAAAATACGCCTTCATAAACATAACAAATAGGGGCCCCTCCTCCCTATAGATAGAAGGAAATTGGTCAGCAATAAATGGGGAAACGTATTTTTCTATTTCTCTCATTATTCTCTAATACCAAGAGCTGATACTACCAAGTACTTACTTTCAATCTGAAGAATTTTGTTTGCTTTAGTTTCAAGATCTAGTTTCTTTGTTATTCCGTAAACCTGTAACTCTTGACCAACATCATCATAAACCAATTCACTAATTGTTATTTCGCCAGTTGTATAGTCAACTGTACCAACCTTATCCTTCAATAATTGGATAACACCATTGACTGTCGATACAACCATTAGGTTACCTTGAGTGTCGTCTTTAATCTTAGCAATATAATCAACATCATTCAGTGTATATGTAAACAAGGAGCTTTCAACTGTTGACGTTGTGTCTTCATAGATTTTTCTTGCTGTGGAAATTTCTCTCTTGAGTTCGTTTTCAAACGAGAAAGAAATTCTGAATGGTACACCCGTATCCACTTCTATTTGCTTTATGAGACGTAGTTGAGTATTATTACTAATAATAGCATCTTCACAATCATCAATGGCTTTAATAAGTTTAGAATATCTTAAATCAGAACCAAACTTCTGAAGGTTGTCATTACCCCACTGTATAATTGTTTGCTCAACAAGAGCTTGAATATCTCTTGTTGATCTTGTTGTTAAATTAATATTATACAGAACTTCTGTAACTACCTCAGCAAAGAAGTATTCAGCATCTACAATAACAGGATCAATTGATATTGAAGATCTTTCCTTCAAGAAGTTAAAGATCTGGGTTTTAACTGGTGTCGATAGCTTGGTGCCACCAACTGGCTTGGCTGCAACAATGACCTTACCATACTGCTTAGGTTCAATCTCTTCACCACCATAAGCTGTAACAACCTCTAGTGCTGGGAATGCTTGCTTTGTTAGAGCAATATAGTCTTCTACGGTGACAGCCCTATTTTGGGTTGGGAAGTATCTTGGAGCATTGAACTTAATTTCTTCATCTGTTTCGTGCTCAGCACCTGATGTCGAACCAAGGACAGTTGCTATTGCCACATTAGAATAGCCTTCGACTGAATTTGGTGCTGTAAAGATTTCAACGCCATTAGCATCAATGCCGTTTGTTTCTCTATAGTTGATTGTAATAATATTACCGTCAACTAGTGCTTTACCAATATCGCCATTACCAAATACAACCTCATACAAGTGATCTTCGGCGCCTTGAACAAAGTAAATGTTATCGTTGTTATCTAAACCAAATAGGAATGTTTCTTTATTCCACTTTGTCTCTGTTGTGGCTGTATTTGAATCTTTAACTGTAACTGAAATTGACTGGACATCAACGTTTGCAGACTGTAGAAGATAGCGAGCTGTGGCGTTGGCCGTAAATACTTCTTTAACAATATTACCTTCATAAACAGCAACATTAGCAGCTTTATAGATTCCACTGTTAGCTCTGATTATAATAGCTTCATCAGTCGTGAAGTAATAGGTTGTGTTGTCGTCTGTCTTACCGTTAATTTCATAATATTTTGGAATTGTAATGGCATCTGGAGTATCTGAAGGCGTAATTGTGATATCAACAAACGCTATTGCTGATGTTCTAGAGCGAGGTGTATAGTTAAGTTCTTTGGCGTGGGATACAATAGATTCTCTTAGTTGTGAAGTGTCAAGAAACATTTCACTACCAATCATATTAAGATACACGCCATTCATGTAAGTGTTATATGCTAGAAGATCTAGTAACACAGCCATGTTTGAACCTTCAAAATCATAATCCTTGAATACTTCTTGCTGGGACAAGAATGTCTTTAGATTTGACTTATAGTTTTGAAAGTCTAATTCGGAGGTTGTAAGAAATCCATTAGCCATATTATCTTACTCTTTCTAGTAAAAAGTCTATTGTTTGTATGTCTTCAGAGGTATCAATTCTGAATCTAATTGTGACATTAAACGAGTTATTGTCGTAATTGGCTTCTGCAGTTACGGACTCAAGCATTGCTCTAGGCTCATAGTTTTGAATAACTTCTGTTATATAATCCTCTAACATTGTCTGGGTCAATGCTGTCATTGGTTCAAAAAGCATTGCCCTTACATTGCCACCAATGTCAGGATCAAGAATTCTCTCAAATTTGTCTGTCAAAACGAGATTCTTTACAGATCGCTTAACAGCATCAGCATCAGTAATACGTGTAAGATCTTCTGAGAATGGGCTAATACCAAATGCGATGCTTAGATCTGAATATCTTGCATTCTTTTTGATAAACGAAGATGTTTTCTTAACGTAACTTGACATAGTAATCCTCTTTAAGGTTATTTATATTAACCATTTGCAAAGACATTTGGTGAGCCTTCAGTGATTGTATTCTGCTCAGGTGTACCTGTAGCGTAGTGGTCGCCCTTTCTTCCTATCTCCTTACCACCTATAAAGACGTTTGGAGAGTATTTGTCAAGGACTGACTCGTCAGGCTGACAGCCCTTTTTTTTATGTGGGGCTATCTTATTACCTTTTACAACAATTAGTCTGTTGTTTGCCAATACAGAACTAGAATTAACTTCACCTACAGCTGTATCAACTGGATTACCACAGCGCGTGCCTACCCCGGTTGGTGAATATACCTTATCATCCTTTCTGGCTACAGCACTCATCCTAGTTTCTGTCCAGGCTTCAGGTCAACAAACTTGTTACGAGCATGGATTTTTGGAACACTCCACGTAGCCATTGGAAGGGCATGCTTAGCCCCATCTGCATAGGCAATATGCAACCAGCCAGGACCACCCCCATTCAGATTATATTCTAAGAAAAATTGCTTAGAAATTTTACCAACAATTGGGTATATTTTAAGTGCAGCTTCATAGGCTGACATACCAAACACATTAAAGTCTACAGCTCGACCTGTATTGTGGTCCGACTTGTTGTTTGTTCCACCACCAGAAAGCTTAACGTCTGGTGTTCTAAAGCCTGAGGTTATTGATACTCTGAATCCTGCAGCTACAATTGGTTCCATAATATTCTCTGCATGCTTAATAATATTGCACAGAATATCTGCTGCTGTCAGACCCCCCTGGTCTCTCAACTTTCTTGTTCCATTTTGCGTGTAGTCTGCTAATGTAAAGTTCTTAGATACCTTTACTTTTTTATAATCATCAAGTAGAATAATAGAACCACATTTAACGTTTTTGTTTTCACCGCCGGCGGGTGGTGTATCGGAAGCACCTTCAACTGGTGGTGTGTTATCGGCTGGAATCAATCCATTTGATACAATAACATTGTTATATTCTTCTAATGATTTTTCAACATCATCATCAAACGCATATACTTCAAATACAGTTGGGCCACCAGCCTCAGATTTAGTAATACTTTCTGGTGCTCGAATTGCTCCAAGGGGTTTAGCTGTTGGTCTATTGAAATGAACCTCACTACCCTGTAACTCGACTGTACCACCTGAGTAAATAATTGTACCGCCACTGGTGTCTATATTTGTTGCACCACCAACCGCTACATCAAAGTTGCCACCAATGTCAACCTTTAAGTTGCCACCAATTCTCCAGGTAGCATCCCCACCGGTGGAAATATTTGTATTTGTACCAGATAAAATATTAACGGCGCCAACCACAGACATATTCATGTTGCCGCCAACGTATAGATTTTCATTATTTAAAATAATATGATAACGATCTTTAGCTCCTCTGTGGACAATAGAGCCGTCTGGGTGGAATTCGATAAAGGACCCCCGTCTATGGAAGATCTGAACTCGTTCTGCGCCAGGTGTATCATCCACTTCAAAAACGTGGCCGGCATCTGTCTCCATAACATGATTGGCTGGATACCTAGCATCAAACTTTGACTCGGGCTCAGCAAACTTAGTACCATCAGCAGCTGGTACGCCTGATGTTGCTGTT